AAAAAGGAAATAAATAATGATACATGAATTAGTTCATGAAACAGTAAACATTAAAGGATGGGATATAGTTGGTCCTGTCGATTGGAAGATTGGTAATGAAACTGAATTACCATTTGATGAGCATAATCCAAATAAAGATTTTCATTACATCGAAGGATTTGATACCGTGGGTACAAAATTTATGTGTATTGGCGAGGTAGTTGATGGTGAAGTTTTCGATGTGCTTTTTGATTATTTAATTGCTAAATATAATAACTAAAACAAAGGAGTATTATAAATGACATACGTACATGAATATGTTGTCGGTAATGACAACGTTAAAGTAGAGTATTGCTTTAGCGCTGTTTCAGAATCAATCAAGGTGGTTGATATGTGGGTTAACGATAAGTTCCATAGGTTGAATTGGATGAGTCATGAAGGTAGAGATAAGTTGATGGATAGGTTAGAGAATGATATGGAAGATAGGATGTGTGGTACTTTGGACGATATGACCATCGGTGGTGTTGACACCGAGGTCGATTTGGATAGGGATTTGCCAGAATTTCAAATAGGTATTTCTTGAGTAATAATAAATGTATTGAATGTGAATCCCCTTTGGATTCACGAAGGAGTGTTCTCGGACTTAAAAAGTGTTTAGAATGCTCCGACATAAAGAAGTATTCATCCCATACCGTATACCCACACAAGACTGGTGGTTACGTTCAGCCTGTTTCATCTGAACAATCAGATAAATTAAAGAAATTAGATAGAAGACGTGTGGGTAACGGTAAGACAGCAAAGGGTATATTTGCTGATAATTCATGGGATAGGTGGTTGGAACAGTATCAAAGCAATATATATAATAAACGACCAACGAAAAAACTCTCAAAAAAATTTCGTAAAAAGTTCTCTCATATGAACACTACGATACTTCAACAACTTGTGGTCAAAGAATTTATTGAACGTGGATATCATCGAGCAGTTGATAAGGTCAATGATTTATACTCAAAGGACAGAATAACTTTACCACAAAAGGGTAAGATGGTAAGTAAGTTATCTGGCCTACAGATGATGACCAGTAAAGAAAAGAAATTTTTTATTAAACTAGAAAGGAATAAAAAATGTTAAATGATAATAGAACACATTTCTTATTAGGTGTGATGTTGACCTCTCTGTGTGTCATGACATACAAGGAGCTAAGCTACAGACCACCTATGGTAGAGACCAAAACCGAAACCATAGTTCATATGGTAAATGATCCGTTAATCAGAGGAAACTTTGAATTGGAATCAAATGAAATCAAATCCTCATTGAACAAATCCAAGTTAAAACACATATTGATTTACATCAATGCTCTATGTGATGAGTATGGTGTGGATTACGATATGGTTAAGGCAGTAATTCAAACCGAATCAAGTTGGAATCATAAAGCAGTATCAACAAGTGGTGCCATAGGATTAATGCAGATATTACCCAAAACAGCTATGGATGAATTTAAAACGCCAGAACAAGACTTATATGATCCTTACGTAAACGTAACCGTGGGTATTAAATACTTGTCGCATTTGAATCAACACTTTGATGATATCGATGCCACACTTACGGCGTATAGTCATGGTCCTACCATTACGAGAAAATATAGTAACAATTATATTAAAAACAATTTTTACGTAAAAAGGGTTCATAGTAATTTTTAATGATTGAATTTATATTTTTTACAGTAGCTTATATCTTTATAGTTTGTTTGTCAATGTTTATTTTAATTCAATGGGATAAGATGACATGATTGAATATTTTTTATTAGGTATATTAGCACCCATATTCTTAAACTTAATGCATCTTATTATCGGTTTGTATGTAGTTACACAACGAGGTAATTTAATGTCATTAGGATTTACTGGTATGGGATTCCTTACTAAAACCATAGGTATGATATTTTTAACTTGGTTTGGTGTTGGATACTTAGAATTAGATTTTAGAATATTTGTGCCACTACTCACATTCTTTTGGTTCTTTACCCATGTGGTTGAGGCATTTGTTATTCAACATTACATGAAACAAAACGAAAGTCAATTTATTAAATCAATACAACAATAGGAGTTATAATGGATCCAGTAATTACATTAGGATTAATAATTACAGCATTAATATTAGGATTAACCTTTTGGTTATACAGAGATGATATAAGGTAATGCCTTTAAGTAGATTTGGTAGAAGACATAAGAAAACCTTTGGTAAGAAGAAAGAAAAATGGGATGGTAATTTTAGAAAACCTCCCAAACCTAATTCTTACTATGTACAGAAAAAAGGTATATGTCGTTGGTGTGGTAAAAAGATTATCGAGAATAAGATACATAATACACGAAAGACTTGGCATCAAGATTGTGCTACAGACTATATGATAATCTACCATTCTACTGAAGCTAGAAAGCATATATGGAAACGAGATAAGGGTAAGTGTAATGGTTGTGGTAAACAATGTACACGGCGTGGATGGGATTTAGACCATGTTAAACCATTGATGGAACAAAAAGGTTTAAAAGAAAATCAATTAGATTGGTCATACTATAAGTTAAATAATATGCAAACACTTTGTCGTCCATGCCATAAGAAAAAAACTAAACAAGATATGAAAAATAATGCTTGACATTAATTTAAAATATGTGTATATTACTACGGATACTCTAAAAGGTTATCACTCAAAAAAGAATTTGAATCTTGAAAAAGGTTCTTTAAGGGCAAGGTTCTTTATTTCCTTTCTTCCTTGCCCATAAATTTAACTAATAATAACAATGAGGTATAAATCATGAAAAAGAAAATAGACTTGTCACAGTTCATGTTGGATGACGCTGACTTAAAACAGATGAGGCATCTTGATAAGAAAACAATGAAAACAGATCCTAATTATCAACAAAATAAACGAGTTAATCTCGAATATTATAACGAGTCCGATTTAGAAGATATCGGTGTTGATGATTATTCTGATTGTGATGGTAGAGAAGAACTTGAAACACTCGGCGATATCGGAATGGATATTTATTAAATATTCTTTTTTTCTATTGCCATAATCTATTTATGGATATGGAGATAACAAAAAATCAAATCATAGATGTCATTAATTTAATGATGGTTCGTTTAGATAGTTTAGAGAATGAACAGGCTAAACAAAAAGATTACATCTTTCAAATTAAAAAAAGAATGTTAGAACTTAACACATTTATTAATGACATCATCGATGTCGTAGAAGACGAAAGATACGATGAATCCGAAGTAGTAGCAAAGACTATGGAGATTTATGATAAAATGAAAAGTAAAGTATTAGAAATAATAGATGACGCCGAAATCAAGGAATTAGATAAAAAAGAACTAATGAATCAGATTGTAGGCGAATCTTAATTGTTACATTTAATTATCACAATATCACTAGGAGTAGTATCCTTATTTCTACTCATAACCATTTTTTATGCATTAAAAAGAATTAATGCTTACGAAGAAATAATACTAAAAATAAGCTCAACCGTAGAATTAATAAATATTCAACTTAAAACAATAGACGATAAAGGAACTTTTGAAGCAGACGATGAAGTTGGTTTTTTCTTTACAGAGTTAAAACAACTTGGTAATGAATTAGAACAATTATTTGAAACAGAGGTTGACGATGCCAGTAAAAAAGAAGCGTAAGAAAAAAAGTAAAATATATTTTGGTACACCCGTACACGATGCTATAGTTGAATACAATCACTCGGATGATATAGCATTTAGACATAACATTTATACAGAAACAATTCACCCAGCTTTCATGAAGTTAGCTGAAAACATAATTAATACATTTAAGTTTAGTTACTTTGATTATCCATTTAGAGACTTACAAGAAGAGGTTGTATCCAACCTTGTAATCAACATGCACAAGTTCGATGAGACTCGTGGTTCTAAAGCATTTAGTTACTTTAGTATTATTGCTAAGAACTATTTGATATTGAATAATAATGCAAACTACAAGAAACTAAAAATTCACGACAACATCGATGTTCTATACGACAAGGGTAATTATGATGACAACATAGAAAAAAAAGTATCCACAGAAGTATTTAACAAAACCGTTGATTACTTTAATGATAATTTAGATAATCTTTTTCCCAAAGAAAACGACAAACGAGTGGCGGAGTCGATATTATTTCTATGTAAGAACAAAGATCAGATTGATAACTTCAATAAGAAAGCCCTATACATCATGATACGAGAGATGACCGATGTCAAAACATCCAAAATAACTCAAATATCCAACGTATTTCGTAAAATATATCCCAAAATACAAGAAGAAGTTTTGTTAAAGGGACACTTGGATAATCTAAATTATACAGGCTCCTTGTAACTTTTCTCACATTCTATATTTATTATTAGAATGTTATGGAAAAAGATTTTAAAATATTCGGTGATAAGAACTTCTCTGATTTATCTCAAGAGATATACGAGAACTCCAAACTAAAAAAGACTCAGATTGACCTGTTAGTCCAAGAGGTGCATGGTTACATACAAGGCATTGAAGACATAGCTATCGTAGGACCTATACTAAAAGAACTCATGGATGTTGGTGTCAAGAATGATGATAACCTTTTAAAACTCGCCACGGTAATTCAACGTATTATGAACAAACAAGCAGACGTTACTGAAGAGACCTCTTTATTAAGTGAGGATGAAAAGGAAGAGTTGATGAATGCTTTAGAGGATATGTCAGGTGATTTACAAAAGAAATCAGATGAATTAACTAAGGATGTTGTAAAGTTAAGACCAAAAGGTAATTAACATGTCCATTAGAATAAATCCACAGAGTTCAAATGTAGTAGGTGAGGTTAATCAAGATTCAATAATAGAATCGGGTTATAAGTTTCATCACGGTCATGTACAAAAGGTGGTATTGGATGCCAATGATTTAAATTCATTTGGTTATCCTGTATATGGCGCGCCATCTGATGTTAGTCAATGTATTTTATTATCACCAACAGACTCAGAAGATATAAACTTACCATCTGATTATGTTAAGAAGTTTTATCTAGCACAACCTTTACTACGTGGATTTGCTGATTCTATTTCTCGTGGGGACAGCGTATTATACACTCAAATAGGAAATATATTTTTTTATTTAGGTCCTCTAAACACTTTGAATAATCCTAACTATAGTCCTGACCATTTATATAATCCAAATTTAAATCCAAACAGAATAGTATTGGATGATAGAAAAGATGATGAAAACGGTTACAATATAAACTTTGTAAAAAGAGCAATAAACAAAGTGAACAAAATAAAAAACATATTATTAGATAGACCTTATGATACTGGCATAGGTGAGGTAGGTTCTGATGCTGAAGTTGAATCTAATGTGTCTGATTTGACATTAGAAGGGAGGCACGGTAATTCACTTCAACTTGGATATAGATTCATCAATCCTTATAGTATAATCAGAAATAATAATCTGAATGGAAACAATGGTTCTATAGTGGGATTATTGTCTTTAGGTAGGATACCTGATTACTTTGATAATTACAATTTATTATCAAGTGATAATCGCATAAATTTAGAGTTGGAAACTTTGCCCTTTCCAAACACAGGTAATGAGTACAAGTATCCTGGTTACGTTATAGGTCATGGTAATGATGCTGGTGAAAATATATTTAACATGTCCTTTGGTCAAGTTGAAGAAACTGCTGAACAACAAACTGATTTTGACCAAATCATAATGTTTTCAGATAGGATTACATTTGACGCTCAAAACAATGACTTTACTGTATCAGCATTTCGTAACATTAATTTAGGTGCTGGTAGAAATGTAACTATTACAAATAAAGGATTCACAGTTATTGAATCTCAGAATATTTATATAGGTAAGGAAGCAAAGAATAAAGCTCAACCTATGGTATTAGGTGATGAACTCAGAATATTATTATTGGAGATTATGACTATATTATTTGATTCAAGAGCATTGGTTCAAGGAGTTCCCATTCCATTAACAGATAGTAATTCCGCTCCAATGCTTCAGAGAATACAAGATGTGATTGATAAATTACAACCAAGAGAAGTTGACCAAAGAACTAATTTACCAATGCCAGGTTCTGGTGGTGGGACAAGATTTTTGAGTCATTATCATTATTTAGAACAAAACATAAGAGGTCAAGAATGAAGGTTAATATATTTAAAAAGTTAATTAGAGATATAATAAGAGAAGAGTTAGATTATAAATTTAGTCGACTTGAGAAAAAACTAGATGAAGTAGTAGTTAAGAGTAATTCTAGTAATATAAATGAAGCTAGAACTCAGGTGCCACAAACTACAGACTTTAAAAAATTGATGAATGGTGAGAATAAGGTTCAATCAAATGTATCATCACCCAAAACCAACAGTAATGTTTTAAATAGTTTACTTCAAGAAACTGCTGAATCTGGTGAATGGAAAACAATTGAAAGAGATGGTGCTGAAGTTAAATCAGTTCAAGATAATGTCAATCAATTACCAGACCATTTAGCAAATGCTTTAACGAAAGATTACTCAAAGGTGATTCAAAAAGCAGATGAAAAATCAAGGATGAAGAATGGGGCTTAAAGACGACATATACAACTCATTAGTAAAAAATCTTGGTGAAGACAACGTTACTGCTACAACCAAGTCTCAAGAAAAAGTTGATATTT